CATGTCCCCTGTCCCCCTGTCCCCCGCCGGCGGGGACAACACGTCCCCGGCAGTCCCTGTCCCGGTGGCCCCCGTCGTCCGCAAGTCGCGGCCGAAGTGGATGGAGGACGACGCGCCGAGCCCGGAGAAGGCGTTCTTCGTGTGGACGCAGGAGGAGCGCTGCCGCCGCTTCCCGGGGGCCATCCCCGAGGCGCCCCCGCCGGGCTGGGCCACCTGGTACGCGGACGCGCTGGCCGCCGTCGGAGGCGACGAGGGGCGCCTGCGCGCGGCCTGGCTGGCGTGGCTGGAGGACACCTGGGGGCAGGCTCGCCAACCGGTGTGTGCCGCCCGGGCCTTCATCGGCCCCGAGGTGTGGCGCCGGCACGTCCCGGGGCAGGGCGGGGCCGAGGTGGGCGCGGCGCAGCTGTCCCCTGCGGACGCCCGTCGCCGCGCGCAGCTGAGCGTCGGCCGCGGTGAGGAGCCGAGCGCCCCCTGCACCACCGGCTGCGGGGTGGCGTCCTCCCTGGTGGTGTGGGGGCACCCGCTGTGCCGGGCCTGCGCGTCGCGGCTGGAGGTCGACGTGCCGCGCCTCACGACGGACAGCGTCTCGGGCTGGGTGGCGTCCCGGGCATGTGGAGCACTCCCTGCCGCCCTGGAGGTGAGCCCGTGAGCTGCTCGTCGCTCTACACGCCACCGGATCTCCTCGCCGCGCACGCCACGTGGGGCGCCAACTGTGGCCCGGGCGCGCTCGCGGCAGTGCTCGGCGTCCCCGTCATGGGGCTTCGTCCGCACTTCCCGAAGCCGTGGACGACGCCCACGGTGATGCAGGCTGCGTTGACGGCGAAGGGCCGGCGCTTCCAGCTTCGCCAGGGCTTCCCGGCGGGCGACCTGCTGGGCCTGGCGTTCGTCCAGTTCCGCGGCACCTGGGACACCGCTCCGGAGCGTGCCCAGTATCGGCACGCGCACTGGATTGGCCTGCAGCGCACCGGCCCGGACCTCGTCGTCTACGACGTCAACGCGGGAGACGCCGGGGGCTGGGTGTCGTCGGAGGAGTGGAAGGAGTTCGTGCTCGCGCCCATCCTGGCCCAGAAGCGGGGCGCGTCAGGGCTGTGGCGTATTCGAGTCACCCTGGAGGTGATGCGGTGATTCTCCTGGCCAGCGGAAGCAGTGGGCTGACGCTGAATCACCTGCCGGCGCTGCGCGCTCGTGTTCGGCAGGTGGTGTGCGCCCGAGGAGACTGGCGCCGGGAGGCGAACGCGCCGAGCGCGTGCTTGCCGTCCGCGGAGGTCCGTCCATGAGCAACTGCATTCGCTTCGAGGTGCCGGTGGAGACCGTCAACACCTCCAACCGGCGCGAGCACCACATGCAGCGCCACCGCCGCGCGAAGGGGCAGCGCGACGCCACCCACCTGCTGTGGCCGGGCTGGATCGGCCCCGCGCTGCTGGTGGTGCGCCTCACCCGCGTGTCCTCGAGGACGCTCGACAGTGGGGACAACCTCCCCATCGCCATGAAGAGCATCCGCGACGAGGTGGCGCGGCAGCTGCGCCTGGACGACGCCTCGCCCCTGGTGCGGTGGGTGTACGCCCAGGCCCAGGGCGAGCCCTCGGTGCTGGTGGAGCTCTCCTGGGGGGATGACGCCCTCGCCGCGGCTGTCCGCGCCCAGGACGCGCTGGCTCCGCCCCCGCCGCCGGTGCCGCCCGAGGCCGCCACTCCTCGCGCGTCCAGGGAGCGGAAGGCAAAGGGCCCGAAGAAGGCCCCGTCCCGGCCGCTGCGCGGGCTCGCGGCCCTCGCCACGCCGGCCGTCTACCCGGGGAAGAAGCCATGACATGCCGCAGTGGGGACCTGCGCGAGGAGGTGGGTCGCATCCGCGCCGCGCTCGCCGCCGGGTACAGCGTGGCGCACCTGGCGCGGCGCTACAGCTGCCACTGGGAGACCATCAAGGCCATCCGCGACGGGCACGTCTACAAGGACTTGCTGATGCCGGAGCCGCAGCAGGACGCGAAGAATGAGGGGCGGTAGCCGTGGCCTGCGACATGTCCGAATAGCTCCTGCTGCCGCTGAATACCCCCGCGTCCCGGCGGCGCCGGAAGGCTGAGCAGGGCGTGCCGCTGCGCAGGCCGGGTAGCGGGGACGCACGTGAAGCCCGGTGTCTCGCCGCACTCGCTCGCGCGCTGCTACTCCGGGGCCCGGAACCCGGTGCTGTCCATGCCGAGACGGGCATCCGGATGAACACGCTGCACATGATGCGGAGCCGACTTCGCCATGGGCAAGGCCAGTGCGAATGATTTCAATGTTTTGCGGAGATGCTGCGGCAGGCTTGTGCGCGTGGTTTCAGGCCTGCTTTTGGTTGTAACCCGGCATGGGTTGACGACTCAGAAAACTACGGTAGCTTGGGTTCGGTCGCGGAGGCTGCAGCCAGCCAAAAAGAAAGGGCGCCCACCGGCCAGGGTGGACGCCCGTTCTCGCGGAGGCGCTACGGCACTCCACGACTCACGGGGCAACAGTCGCGCGTCCGTGGAAGGAAATCAAGTTGGAGCATGCAGAGGAGAGCATGACAAGGCGAGGCAAGCGACGGAATGCAGTGAATTCGAAGTCAATCAACCAGAAATCGTTGGCTGAGACGCTACGGCACTCCACGACTCACATTCGTCGTGTCGAAGCGCTCTTCCGGCAGAATGGGAGAGGTGTGTCCATGGACGACCCGAACTTGAAGGCGTTGCTCTATTGGGGGCTTGGTGCGGCAGCGGTGCTGTTCAACCTCCTGTTCGGCGCCTACAAGCTCTACATGAACAAGCCCTGACGGCGACTGAAGAGGCGGGGTGGCAAGACATGCCCCGCCTACGCTCATGCGACACATTGACATGGACCGCCAGCGAAGCACGTGCTGGCGGTCGTGGTACCCGTACGCAGTGATGAGACTGTGGCCTGCTTGTGGGCCCGTCGCGCTACTTGTGGCGCAGGGGACTCGATGAGCGCCACATCATGCCCCTGTTCTTGCTGCCGCCAGCGCCCGAACTGGGCCCGGCCCATGCAAACCGGCGCCGGCATCCACCCTGACGTGCGGCGGCTGATGCTGCGTGAGGGTTGGCGATGAAGGCGCTGGAGGTGCTCCTGGATCGCGCTCAGGCATGATGGGCGCGGCGTCGTGCCAGGCAGGACCTGGTGCCGGAGCGTAATGACGTGGCCCCGGTCAGACCCTGGGAGACCGTGGACTTCCCCCCACTTCGTGGGCGTGCGTCACCGCGGCGGTGAGTGGAGCACCATCATCCTGAAGCCCTCGGGGCAGGAGATAGACGTGTCGAGCCTGGGCGGGCGGCGTGCCGTTCTCCACGGCAACGGCATCGAGTTCCTGGTCCCACCGCCGTCCTCCAGCGCGTGGTTGGTGACCCTGAACCCCGAGCTACCGGAGGGTGCATGAAGCCCCGCCTGGCGCTGTCGTGCTCTGTCTTACGGGGAGCGGATGGACGCCCGTCCGGCAACTCCGAAGTCCACGTCTGGTACGACGACGAGCGCGGCGTCACATGCTGGGTGGTTCAAGACCGGAATGGCGTCGCGGTCTCCTGCCTCCGGGATCGGGCCCCGGCGATGGACGGCCGCCGCTGATGTACGTCGCCGACGAGCACACGCGAAGTTCGTGCACAGGGCGTGTTAGGACACAGTGGGAGGGCATGGAGGAGACGTGGTTTCGCGAACGGGATTGCTCAGGTTGATGGACTCCCTCACCGGAGATGTCGTCTCAGTGGATGAGGATGCGGCGAGCCGCATCTCTATCGAGGAGTTTGGGAACTTGGACTTCAGGTCCGGGTCATCGGAGCAGATGTTGCACGTCCACCGTGCGGCACTGGAAGCCTTTCGCTCGCTGGAAGACTTCGTGTTCCATTCGTCGCGGCTGGATTTGCTCGGGATGGACCGAACCCATGCGGAAAAGTACTTCCGCGAGCTCGCGCTGGCCCCTCTCACCTTGGTCCAATGGCGAGAGTTTACGGGCGAGTACTGCTCTGGCCTAAGCGTTCCGGCTCCTGCTGTTCATGAAGTACGCGGCGCCTTCATCGAAGCCGTTAAGCTCTCGGGTGAGTGGAACAATACGTCTGCGCTTTTGGTCACGACCGAAGAACTGAAGGCGGTGTACTGGTCCACGTCTGCATGAACCTACAGTTTCTGTGTTCCTCCGTGTCGCGCAGACGCAGCCCCGGCCGCGAACGGCGCAGTTCGTGGGAACGCCTGCACCCACAGGTCAAGCTGTGCCTGCGGACCTGATCTGATTGGAGGACGTGAGCCTTGCGTGCACGTCGCCGAGGCGTGCGGCACAGTAGGGGCAGCCATGTCCTCCTGCCGCTCTCCAGACCAGTGCTCCGAAGGCGAATGCCCCCGGCCCCGAGCGCCCAGGCACCGGCGCTGCCACGGGCACCTCATGCGGCAGCGGCGCGGGCAGTCCATGTCGGAACCCCTGCGCGAGCCCTACGCCACGCCCTGGGAGCGGCTGACGGCTGCGGCCCTGGCCTACGCGGAGGCGAACGACGGGGATGAGGAGGAGTTCTCCCGCGCCCAGGACCGGCTCCGGAAGGCGGCTCAGGCCTACGCGCAGAAAGCTCCGCCCCCGGCAGCCGAGGTAGAGACGGCCCCCTGCGCCCTGCGGAAGCGGCGGGCGCCAGGGGGGCAGTTGGTACTCTGGGATGAAGAGCCCGAGCGCCAGGACTGAAGGGCGTCAGCCGAGCGGACTGGTCTCCTTGGGGCGCGGGCCGAGGTAATCGCAGTCCGAGCAGTACCAGTCGTTCTTCCCCGGGATGCGTGACGCGTAGGTGTGCGGGCAGATCCTGAGCCGCTCGGCGCGCTGGCGCAGTTCCTCCAGGCCAGAGCACCAGTGGCGCACGTCGGCGGGGCGGTGGGTACGGCAGGCGGGGCAGTAGCGCGGCGGCATGAAGTCTCCGTGGTGTGGCCGGGGAAGAGTCCTCGGTGCCTATGAAGAAGGGCCGGCCTCCCGCGCCCGCGCCGGACGTTGTCCACGCGACACCCGAGACTCGGCGGCGTGGGAAGCACGCCTCCTCGCAAGCCCAGCACTCGCCGGAGCCGGAAGAAGCCGGCGGGTGAGTCGCGCGCCCAGGCGCTGACGGCGAAGCAGGGACGTTTCGTCCAGGAGTACCTCCTCGACCTCAACGCCACCCGAGCCGCTCGGGCCGCCGGCTACTCGGAGCACACCGCCGAGTCGCAGGGCAGCCGCATGTTGAGGAATGTCAAGGTGTTGGAGGCCGTGGCGGCGGCCCAGAAGGCCCGTGCCGAGCGCGTCGAGGTGAAGGCAGACGACGTCCTGCGCGAACTGCTTCTCATCGCCCGGACGGACATCGGCGACGCCTTCAGTGCCACCGGGGCGCTGCTGCCGCTGAAGGAGATGCCGGCCCACCTGCGCCGGGCCATCTCCTCCATCGAGGTGGAGCAGCTCACCGTGGACGGAGAGGCCATCGGCACCGTGGCCAAGGTGAAGCTGTGGGACAAGCCGAAGTCGCTGGAGCTGCTGGGCAAGCACCTGCGCCTCTTCGTCGACAAGCTGGAAACCACCGTCCAGTTCAGCCACGAGGACGCGCTGGGGGAGCTGGAATGAGCGCCCGCGCCCGCCGCCGTGCGGCCGAGCCGCCCCACCAAGGGGCGCGCCGCAAGCCTCTCTCCCCGCGCGAGAAGCGGATCCGCCAGCGGCTGAAGGACGACTTCCCGCACTACGCCTCGCGGTGCCTGCGCATCCGCCCGAAGGAGGTGACGGGCGGCGAGCTGCCGGCGCTGAAGCTCAACCGCGCACAGCTGTACATCCACGAGCGGCTGGAGGCGCAGCTGAAGCGCCGGGGCTTCGTGCGCGCCATTGTCCTGAAGGGGCGGCAGCAGGGCTGCAGCACGTACGTGGAGGCCCGCTTCTATTGGCGGGTGAGCCACCTGAAGGGCGTGCGCGCCTACATCCTCACGCACGAGGACGCGGCGACGGTGAACCTCTTCGACATGGCGAAGCGGTACCACGACCACGTCCCGGCCCTGGTGAAGCCCTCGACGAGCGCCTCCAACGCGAAGGAGCTCCTCTTCGACAGGTTGTCCTCCGGCTACAAGGTGGGCACCGCGGGCGCGAAGGGGACGGGCCGCTCCTCCACCATTCAGTACTTCCACGGAAGCGAAGTGGCCTTCTGGCCCAACGCCGCGACGCACATGCGCGGCGTCATGGAGGGCGTGCCGACGGCGCCCGGCACCGAAGTCATCCTGGAGAGCACCAGCGATGGGCCCCAGGGCCTCTTCCACCACCTGTGCATGGCGGCGCTGCTGGGGGAGAACGATTTCGAGCTCATCTTCGTGCCGTGGTTCTGGCAGGAGGAGTACCGGCGCGAGGTGCAGCCGGGCTTCGAGCGCACCAGCGAGGAGGAGCGGTACGCAGCCCTCTGCCGCGAGGCGCACGGCTACGAACTGGACGACGCGCAGCTCGCCTGGCGCCGGGCGAAGATTTCCGTCTACGAGAAGGGCATCCACGACTTCCGCCGCGAGTACCCGGCGACGGTGGAGGAGGCCTTCAAGGCCGCGGCGGTGGGTGCGCTGTGGACGCAGGAGCTGCTGGACAACAGCCGCGCCGAACTCCCGAAAGACGCCGAGGGCAAGCCGTTGCCCATGGTGCGCGTGGTGGTGGCGGTGGATCCGGCCGGCGGCGACGGCCCTGACAACGACGAGGTGGGCATCGTCTGCGCCGGCAAGGCCAGCAACGGCCACGCCTACGTGTGGCTGGATGCTTCGGGGAAGTACTCCGCGGAGGGTTGGGCGGCGAAGGCGCTGGCCCTCTACGAGAAGGAGCGCGCGGACGCCGTCGTGGGCGAGAAGAACTACGGCGGCGACATGGTGGAGACGAACGTCCGCACCAAGGCGCGCGAGATGAAGAAGCACGTCACCGTGAAGGTGGTGACGGCCACGCGCGGCAAGGCAAAGCGCGCGGCGCCGGTGGCCGCCCTTTACGAGCGCGGGATGGCTCACCACGTGGTGCGCCTTCCCGCCCTGGAGGACGAGCAGACGACGTGGGTGCCGGGCGAGTCGGACTGGAGCCCCAACCGCATGGACGCGGTGGTGTGGGCGCTGACGGAGCTGATGCTCGGCGAGGGCACGGCCACCTTCCAGGTGGGGAGCTACCGGTGATGGCCTGCCCGCTGCCGATTGAGCCCGCGCCGGCCCTCTACGTTTCTGATGGCTACCGCGTACGCTTGGCGCCCGGCGTCCTGGCGAAGGCCCTGCGCCTGGCGCGGGTGCGCGCTCCGCTGGAGACGGGCGGCTTGCTGCTGGGTGCCGTGGTGGACGGCGAGGCCCACGTGCTCGCCATCACCGGCCCCGGGAGGCGCGCCGTGCGCGGCCGGGTGGGCTTCGAGGCGGACCGCCTCCGGGACAACCGCCTCCTGGGCCGGGTGTACTCGCGCCTGCGCTACCTGGGCGACTGGCACACCCACCCGGGCGGGCCCGCCAGGCTGTCGCGCACCGACGAGGCCTCCGTCCGCGAGTGCCTCAGCGCGGACAGGCCGGAGGTGCTGCACCTGCTGCTGTCCGGCCCATCCGCCATGCAGGGCCAGGTGGTGGCGAGTGTCTTCACCGCGGTGCGCGGCGAGGCGGCAATCCGCCGCATGGAGGTGGTGTCGTGACGTGCATTGCCGGAGTGGTGCACCAGGGGCGCGTGTACGTCGGTGGGGACAGCGCCGGCTCGAATAGCTGGCAGTTGGTGGTGCGGAAGGACCCGAAGGTCTTTCGCAACGGGCCCTACGTCCTCGGCTTCACCACCTCCTTCCGGATGGGACAGGTGCTGCGCCACGCCTTCCGGCCGCCGGCCCCGCCTCGTCGGAGGAGCGCCCTGGAGCGATTCATGGTGGTGGACTTCGTCGATGCCTTGCGCGCGGCGTTGAAGGACGCGGGCTTCGCGCACCAGGAGAACGGGCAGGAGCGCGGCGGCCACTTCCTGGTGGGCGTCGCCGGCCGCCTCTTCACGGTGGAGAACGACTACCAGGTAGGCGAGTCGCGGGACTCCTTCGCAGCCGTCGGCTGCGGCGCGGACGTCGCTCGCGGGGCCCTCTTCGCCACCAAGGGCATGAAGCCGGTGGATCGCGTGCGCACGGCCCTGCGCGCGGCGGAGCGCTTCAACAACGGCGTGCGGGGCCCCTTCCTCGTGGTGTCCGGATGAGCGGCGCCGCCGACGTCAGCACTCCCAGCAGCGCCTACCGAGCCATGCAGCCAGCCTGGGCCCTCGTGCTGGCCCTCCTTGGCGGCACCGGCACCATGCGCGCCGCCGGGCGCACCTACCTGCCGCAGTACCACGCGGAGGAGGAGGCGGCGTACAGGGAGCGCCTCCAGCGCGCCGTCCTCCTCAACGTCTTCGGCAAGACGGCGCGCAACCTCGCGGCGAAGCCCTTCGCCAAGCCGGTGCGCCTGGGCGAGTCCGCGCCCGAGCCGCTGCGTGCCCTGGTGGACGACGTGGACAGGCAGGGGAGCGACATCACCGCCTGGGCCCGGGGCGTCTTCCGGGACGGCCTGGCCAAGGGCCTCGCCCACATCCTCGTGGACTTCCCGGTGGTGGATCCGGAGACGGTGCGAACGCTGGAGGATGAGCAGCGCGCTGGCCTCCGCCCGTACTTCGTCCACGTCACGGCCGAGTCCCTCATCGCCGCGTACGCGGAGACGGTGGACGGGGTGGAGGTGCTCACCCACGTGCGCATCCGCGAGAGCGAGACGCGCCGGAACGGCTTCGAAGAGGTGCTGGTGGAGCGGGTGCGCGTCCTCGAGCGCGACTCCTGGGCCATCTACGAGCGTAGCGGCACCAGCGAGTGGGCCGTGGTGGCGGGCGGCCGCAGCACGCTGGGCTTCATCCCCCTCGTCACCTGGTACGCCGGGGAGCGCACCGCACTGTGCGCCGCGAAGCCGCCGCTGATGGACCTGGCGGACAAGAACGTGGAGCACTGGCAGTCCGCCAGTGACCAGCGAAACGTCCTCACCGTGGCGCGCTTCCCCATGTTGGCGGCCTCGGGGCTGGAGCAGGACCGCGGGGAAGGGGAGGGGCGAGGCTCTGGGAAGGTGACGGTGGGGCCCCACGCGCTCCTCACCACCAGCAGTCCGCAGGGGAAGTTCTACTACGTGGAGCACACCGGCGCCGCCATCACGGCTGGGCGGCAGGACCTGGAGGACCTGAAGGACGAGATGGCCATGCTGGGCGTGGAGCTCCTCGTCCGGAAGTCGGGCTCCACCACGGCCACCGAGAAGTCCATCAACACCGCCCAGGCCCATTCCGAGCTGCAGGCCATGGCGGAGTCCTTCAGCGACGCGCTGGAGCTGGCCTTCTACTTCGCGGCCCGGTGGCTGGGCCTGGAGGTGGAGGACGCGAAGCTGAAGGTGGAGGTGCACACCGACTTCGGCATCTCCGAGGCCGACGCGCAGGGACTGGACGTCCTCTTCAAGGCGCGCGCGGCCCGGGAGATTTCCCGCGAGGCCTTCCTCGCGGAGCTCAAGCGCCGCGGCGTCCTCATGGCCGACTTCGACGTGGAGGCGGACGGGGAGCGCCTGGCGAGTGAGGGGCCCGCGCTGGGCAGTCTGCGCACGGCGCCGGCAGCGGGTGGCCAGGTGCCGCCGGGACAGCAGCAGCTGCCCGCCAGCGGGAGGGTGGCATGACGTCCGCCCTGTGTGCCCGCCTCTGGCGCTTCGTGCACAACGTCGTTGCCCACCCTCTCATGGAGGTGCTCCCCGAGGCATGGGGAGACGCGCTGCACGACTGGACAGCCCGCCGGGCGTTCATCGATTTGGGCTCCGGTGCGAGCCCGGGCGGTGCCGAGTGAGCACCGCCCTCCCCACTGCCAACGAGGAGCTGCTGGAGCGCTCCGTCGCGCACGCCGTCCAGCTGGAGCGCTACAAGGCCGGTGTCGCCCGGCGTGTGGTGGCCCTCCTCAACGACACGGAAGCACGCCTCACGGAGCAGCTCGCCGCGCGTCTCCAGGCCATCGAGGACGCGGGCGGGTACGACGCCGGCCGCGAGACGACGGAGCGCATCGCCGGGCTGCTGTCCGAGGTGCGCACCCTCCGGGCCGGCGCCTACGCCGCCATCTCCAGCACGCTGCAGGAGGAGGCCGCCTCCTTCGCGGCGTACGAGGCGCGGTGGCAGGCGGCCCTGCTGGAGGAGACGCTCATCGTGGACGTCTCCATCGCCGCGCCCACGGCGGAGGTGCTGGAGGCGGCCGTCTTCTCGCGGCCCTTCAACGGCGCCGTCTTCGAAACGTGGGTGGCCGGCATGGAGCCGGCGGACCTGGCGCGCATCGAGCGCACCATCCAGGCCGGCGTGGTGGAGGGGCGGACGACGCAGCAGATTGTCCGGGATCTCGTCAGCGGGGACGGCGCGCTGGAGGGCAGTCGCGGCGGCGCGGAAGCCGTGGCGCGCACCGCCCTCAACCACGTGGCCACTCAGGCCCGCGAAGAGGTGTACCGGGCCAACGAGGACCTGGTGCGCGAGGTGCGCTGGGTGTCCACGCTGGACGGCCGCACCACGCTGCTGTGCGCCTCTCGCGACGGCCACACCTACCCGGTGCGCGAGGGCCCGCGCCCGCCAGCGCACTGGCGCTGCCTACCGGGGGACGCGCGTGTACTGGCCCGTTACCGCATCACGGGCGCCACGAAACGGTGGTTCGATGGAGATGTGGTCGTCCTCAAGACGGCCACCGGTCGTGAACTCACCTGCACCCCAAACCACCCGGTATTGACGGGGCGTGGTTGGGTCCCGGCGGAGTTCATCGAGCTCGGCTGCGAGGTAGTCTGCGACGGCGGGCGTGAGTGGGAAGCTGGGCTGGATGGCGACGGCCAGGATGTGCCAGCCCGAATTCAGGATGTAGCGGAAGCGTTCCTCGACTCGAGCGAGGTGCTCTCCGGCCCAGTGCCAGTGTCCGCCGAAGACTTCCACGGCGACGGGGGCGGCAGCCAGGTCGCAGTTGTAGGGACCAATCGCCATCTGGGGAGTGGTCGCGATGCCGCGCTCCAGAAGCATCGCGGCGAGACGCTGCTCCAGCAGGGAGGAGCGCCGGGTGCCGTTCCTCTGGTAGGTGGAGGCCATCTTCACCTTAGCCTCCATGGGCACCTTCCTGCCCCGGACTGCCGCGTGGGCGGCGGACGTGAGAGCTCGACGCTCGTCAGCGGTGGTCCGCGCCATGCGCGCCAGCTGCTGCTCACTTCGACCGCGAGTCTGGACGCCAGCGGTCCTGAGTATGCGCGCAACGACGCTGGGGCTGACCCCGTACCGGTCAGCAATGCCTCGGACTCCGATGCCACTGCGGAAGAGAGGAATGGCTTCTTCAAGCGGGATGGCTACTCGGGGCGAGGTAGCGGCCGGACGCAGCGATTCTCCCTGCTCGCAGAGGATGCGGAGCACGACCTTGGAGGAAACGCCGAGGTCGCTGGCGATGTCCGGGCTCGACTCGCCAGCCCTGTAGCGAAGGACGATGCCAGCCCCATCGAGTTGATGGCGGTTGCCGCGAATCGCGAGTCCGGCCCGCTTGATGTGTTTGGTGATGGTGCCGACGCAGACGCCGCTCTCGCGTGCGAGATCCGCCGCGGAGCGTCCGGACCGGTATTCCTGGATGAGGTAGTCCACATCGAGCGTCGTGCTTTTACAGGGCATGTCTTCAACCTGGAGACCGCGAGCGGTTTCTACTCAGCCAACGGCGTTATTACCCACAACTGCCGCAGCACCACCATCCCCGTCATCGACGGCGTGCGCCTCGTGGGCGACAGGCCCACCGTCCGGGACACGCGCGACAGGCGGAACCGGGAAATCGACTTCCGGGCCGAGGCGAAGGCGAAGGCCGGTGAGTCCTGGAAGGACATGACGGAGAAGGAGCGCGGCGCGGCGGTGAAGCGCATCCGCGAGCGCTGGGCCAAGGAGAACATCGGCTCCGCGCCCAAGGGCCTGTCCTACGAGGACTGGCTGCGCCGTCAGCCCACCACCTTCCAGGACGAGGTGCTGGGCCCCGTGCGCGGCCGCCTCTTCCGGGACGGAGGCCTCCGCCTCGGCAGCTTCACCGACGCCAGCGGCAAGACGCTCACCCTGGACGAGCTGCGAGCCGCTGAGGCCGCAGCCTTCAAGAAGGCACAGCTGTAGCGGCCCGCCGGGCCGAGAAAGGCAGACACGTGGAATTCGAGTGGCAGCAGGAGTTGGACGCGCTGGACATTGTCCCGGAGAAGTTCCGCGGGCTGTACGCGAAGGGGGAAGGGGAGGGCGCGAAGCACCTCCTCGACGCGGACCTGGTGAAGCGCATGGACACCACCAGCCTCAGCACCGCGCTGAAAAAGGAGCGCGACGCGGTGAAGGAGCTGAAGACCCAGGTGGCCGGCTACCAGAAGCTGGGGAAGACGCCCGAGGACGCGGAGAAGCAGGTGGGCGAGTTGCGCGCGCAGCTGGCCGAGGCGCAGAAGGGGAAGGAGGGCGCGGCCGCGTGGGAGAAGCAGCGCGCGGAGCTGGAGGCCGGGCACTCCAAGACGCTCACCGAGAAGGAATCCACCATCGAGCGCATGCGCACCACGTACCACCAGCGCGTCGCGCACGCGGAGGCGCTGGCCGCCATCGCTGACGCGAAGGGGAGCACGTCGCTGCTGTTGCCTTACGTCGAGCGTTATGTGAAAGTGATTGAGGAAGAAGGTGACTTCTTGGCTCGAATTGTCGACGCGAAGGGTGAGCCTCGCGTCAACAAGTCGGGCGGCTACGTGACGACGCGAGAGTTCGTCGCGGAGCTCAAGAAGAATCCGGACTTCGCTCGGGCCTTCGAAAGCTCGGGTTCCTCCGGCAGCGGGACGCCGCCGGGGGGCAAAACGGGCGGGACGCCCGGCGGTGAGAAGCTCTCCTCTACGCAGCGCATCGCGAAGGGGTTGGCCGAGTTGAAGTAGCCGTTTCAGGTGCGCGGGATGCGGCCTGAAGCAAACCGGGCGGGATGCCCGGACGCAGTCACTCTCCCTCCAAATCAGACGCGTCCACCGGGCTTTCCCCAGCCCTCGCCGTAGCGCGTCCGCCCACTCGTCTTCTTTTCCCTCTCACGCGAGGAAGAAAGCCTTTCCATGCCTTCCGTCATCCTTTCCGAGGCCGCCAAGCTGTCGAACAACGACCTGGTGGCCGGCATCATCGAGAACATCGTCACGGTGGACCGCTTCTTTGGCGTCCTCCCCTTCGAGCCCGTCGAGGGCCCCGCGGCCGTCTACAACCGGGAGAACGTCCTCGGCGACGTGCAGATGCTCGGCGTCGGCGGCACCATCTCCGCGAAGGCGGCCACCACCTTCACCCAGGTGACGAGCCCCCTGAAGCGCATTGTCGGCGACGCCGAGGTGGACAACTTCATCGAGGCCACGCACTCGGACACGACGGACCAGCTCGCCGTGCAAGTGGCCGGCAAGGCGAAGGCCGTGGGCCGGAAGTACTCCAGCCTCCTCATCAACGGGACGGGTGCCAACGACGAGTTCGTCGGCCTCCTGGGCCTCGTCAGCGCTGGCCAGACGCTGACGGCGGGCGCGAACGGCGCGCCGGTCTCCTTCGACCTGCTGGACGAGCTGCTGGACGGGGTGAAGGCGAAGGACGGCCAGGTGGACTTCATGATGATGCATGCGCGCACCATCCGGTCGCTGAAGGCGCTGCTGCGCGCCCAGCCTGGCGCCGGCATCATCGAGACGCTGACGCTGCCGAGCGGCGAGGAAGTGCTGAAGTACGAAAACGTCCCCATCTTCCGGAACGACTGGATTCCCACCAACCAGACGCAGGGCAGCAGCACGACGTCCACCAGCATCGTCGCGGGCTGCCTGGACGATGGAAGCCAGCGGGTGGGCATCGCCGGCCTGCACGCGAAGAAGGCCCTGGGCATCCAGGTGAAGAGCATCGGCGAGTCCGAGACGAAGGACGAGTCCATCACCCGCGTGAAGTTCTACTGCGGCCTGGCCGTGTACAGCGACCTCGCGCTCGCCGTGGCGAAGGGCGTCACCAACTAGCAGCGGTGGGGCATAGCCCCGGGAGGAGCGCTGCGCGCGTCCTTCCGGGCAAGCGTTCCCCGCGCAGCACTTCTCAACCTCTCGGCCGGCGTGCGCTGGCCGCATTCCCTAGGAGTACTCCGTGGCTGCTCGTGTCGTGGAAGTGGAACTGGTGGGCCCGAGGGCGGGGACGTCGTGTGTCCTCGCGGGCTTCGAATTCGTGGGCGGCGTGGCGCGGGTGCCGGCGGACGCGCAGTCCGCGCTGGACATCCTGGCGACGTACCACTCGGCGTACCCGCGCGAGTCGCGGGAGTACGAGAAGGCGCGGGACGCATGGGAGGAGCGACAGGCGTCCTCCGACGGGAAGCTGACCACGGGCAGCGACCTGCTGGAGAGCCTCAAGGCCCAACTGGCGGAGGTGGGCCGCGAGCGCGAGGAACTCGCGGCCAAGCTGGCGCGCGCGGAGGGGGCGAAGTCCGGCAGCACGCCGGCCTCCGAGGCGCCCGCCGCCGAGGCCCAGGAGAAGGCGCCCAAGGCCGCCAAGGCGAAGTAGCCCGCGCCCTCGTCCCCGCGGAGGACACCCTCATGGCCCTCGACACCACCCCCGGCGGACTCACCGCCGACTCCTACTGCGACGTCGTGGAGGCGGACGCCTACCACGCGGCGCGTGGGCACAACGACGCCTGGGCCGCCGCTGACGAGGCGGCGAAGGAGCGGAACTTGAAGTGGGCGACGTCCGTCCTGGACTCCCGCTGCGAGTGGCTGGGCGCGCGCGCCGACGCGGAGCAGGCCCTGGCCTGGCCGCGCCGGGGCGTGGTGCTCGACGGGTGCCCGGTGGCGGAGGGCGCCGTCCCCCGGCGCGTGAAGTCCGCGGTGGCGGAGTACGCGTTCCGCCTCCTGGGTGAGGACTGGACGGCGGGTCTCGGCCCCGTGGTGGACGAGGGCGTGACGGTGGGCCCCCTGAAGACGTCCAAGGAGACGCACCGGCCCATCCCCTCCCAGGTGCTGGCGCTGCTGGGGCCCCTCGTCCAGGGCAGTGCAGGCGGCATCCGCGTCCACACCACGGTGCGCGGATGAGCGCCCAGGCCGACAGGTTGGCGAAGAAGGCCTTGGCGCTGTTGAAGCGCTTCGGCCAGCAGGCCACCCTCACGCGGGCCGGGCCGGGCACGTACGACGTGGCCACCTCGAAGGTGGTGGCGTCCACCGCGGCGTACCCCGTCCAGGTGCTGGTGCAGGCGGACAGCGGTCAGGACAAGGAGGGCGACAGCCTCACCGACGGCGGCACCACGCGCGCGGACCGGCGGAAGCTCCTCGTCGCGGCCAGCGGCCTGCCGGTGGTGCCGGCGCCGGGCGACACCGTGGGCCCCCTGGAGGGACGCACGTGGCGCGTGCTGCGGACGGACCCGCCGACGCAGCTGGGCGGCACGCCCATCCTCTTCACCCTCCGGGTGTCCGCATGACGAAGGTGGACAGGCGCATCCGCAAGGGCGCCCGCTTCTCCAAGCAGGTGCAGGCCTTCGTGAAGGCCACCGAGGCGCGCGCCAACGAGGTGGTGCGCAAGACGGCGCTGGGCATCCTGGCCAACGTCGTCACGGCCTCCCCGGTGGACACCGGTCGCTTCCGGGGCAACTGGCAGGTGGGGCTGGGCGACAGGCCCGCAGGCACCGTGGACGCGGAGGACAAGGACGGCAGCGCAGTCGTCTCCCGCGAGGCCTCGAAGCTGGAGGGCGTGGCGTTGGGGGAGACCGTCTACATCACCAACAACCTGCCGTACGCCCGCCGGCTGGAGTTCGGCTGGAGTCAGCAGGCCCCGAAAGGGATGGTGCGCACCACCCTGGCCCAGGTGAATGAAATCCTCGAGGAGGCGGCGAAGTGAGCACCGTCCTCCTGGACATCCCCCGGGCACTGGAGGCGCACGCCGCGGCGGTGCTGGCGCCTGTGGTGGGGGCGGACAACATCGCCTTCCCCAACGTCGTCTACGTCCCGAAGGAGGGCACGCCCTGGGCGCGGGTGGACCACCTGCCCGCGCGCACAGCCCCCGCCGGCCTGGGCCAGGACGCGCAGACGCGCCACCCTGGCGTCTTCCAGGTGTCCCTCTTCTTCCCCCTGGGCGAGGGCTCCGGGCCCGCCAACACCGCCGCCCAGGCCGTGTGCGACGGCTTCGCGCGCGGCGCCTCGCTGCAGGCGGGCACCACCGTCGTCCGCATCCAGTCTGCCTCCGCCGGGCCGGGCCTCCGCGAGGAGCCCTGGTGGATGCGTCCCGTTTCCATCTTCTGGCTCGTCCACGCGTAACCGTCGCCTCGCGCGACAGGAGAAACCCATGCCTTCCGCTTCCGGCCAGCGCACCGCGCTGCGCTTCACCTCCGAGGCCAGCTTCGGCATCGCGGCCAGCACCACCTACAAGGCGCTGCGCTTCACCAGCACGGGACTCAACCTCAGCAAGGCCAACTACCAGTCCAACGAGATTCGCGCCGACAGGCACCTCTCCGACTTGCGCCACGGCATGGTGAGCGTCGGCGGGGACATCGGCTTCGAGCTCTCCCTCGGCACCTTCGACGACTTGCTGGAGGCCGCCCTCAGCGGCACCTGGGCCACGGCCACCACGGGCAGCGTCTCCCTCGCTGCGGACGCGGGCGCCGTGGTGCGCACCGCCGGCAGCTTCCTCGCGGACGGCTTCCTGCCTGGGGACCAGGTGCTGGTGTCCGGCTTCGCGGAAGCGGGCAACAACGGCCGGGCCCGCGTCGAGGCCGTCACCGCCCTGGCCCTCACGGTGGACCTGGAGCTGGAGGACGACGCGGCCGCCGCCGGGCGCACCGTGGCGCTGGTGGGCCGTCGACTGAAGTCCGGCACCGTCCTGAAGACGTTCAGCTTCGAGCGCGCCTTCACGGACATCAACCAATACGCCCTCTACCGCGGCTGCGCGGTGGACAGCCTGAAGCTCTCCATCAAGCCGGAGGAGATCATCACCGGCACCTTCGCCTTGCTGGGCAAGGACATGCAGATGGCCACGGCTTCGCACGCGGCCACCGTCACGCCCCCGGGCACCAACAGCCCCTTCGACGCCTTCACGGGCAGCCTGCGCGAGGGCGGGCTGCTGGTGGCCAACGTCACGTCCCTGGACCTGGACATCACCAACGGGCGCTCCACGAAGGGCGTCATCGGCCAGCGCTCCGCCACGGAGATTCACGAGGGCGGCTTCGGCGTGTCCGGCACCCTCAGCGCCTACTTCATGGGGCAGGACCTGCTGGCGAAGTTCCTCGACGAGTCCGAGTCCTCGCTGGAGGTGGTGCTCCAGGACGTCAACGGGACGGACTTCCACACCCTGCGGATTCCCCGCCTCAAGTACACGGGCGGCGAGGTCGACAACCCCAAGGAGGGCCCCGTCCAGGTGTCCATGCCCTTCACCGCGCTGCTGGACCCGGTGTCCGGCGCCTCCATCCTCTACCAGCGCAGCAACGCGTAGCCCGCGGCCGCGCGCCCCTTCCACCCTTCACCACCAGGAGCACCGCATGAGCACCGCCCCCGCCTCCGGCTTCGACCTCTCCAGCCTCATCCGCCACGACACCCTCACCGTGGACATCCTCCATCCCGTCACCGGCCAGCCCACGGGCATGCAGGTGGAGGTGGCCAGCGCGGATTCACCCCGCTACCGCGAGGCCACGCGCGCCATCATCGAGAAGGCCACCGCCAGCGCGCCGCGCGCCAGTCGCCGCGCTCGGCCGGAGACGCCGCGGGACATGGAGGCCGACGCGCTGGAGTTGCTGGTGGCCTGCACCGTCTCCTGGACGGGCGTCCTGGAGGGCGTGGCGCAGGTGCCCCTCACGCCGGACAGCGCCCGCCGCCTCTTCACCGTCCACCCGTGGCTGCGCCGCCAGGTGGACGAGGCGGTGCAGGACCGCGCGAGTTTTTTCGAGGAGAGGGCGAGCGCCTCCTCGACTTCGCTCGCCACGAATTCCGCCTGAGCCGCACCGACGCGGAGGGCGTCTCCGTCCGCGCCCACCTGGAGCAGGTGGAGCGCGCCACCGGGAAGCCTCCGCCGGAACTGCTTGAGGCGCCCCCGCTGCCCGACGCCCTCGCCCACGTGTGGGGGTGGTTCGCGGAGCTGTCCAACGCCCGCGGTGCTGGCGCCTTCACCCTCAACCCCATCTCCTTCCCGGACATGGAGGCCTGGGTCCGCCTCTCCGCCAACCGGCCCACGCCCTTCGAAGTGCAGCTGCTCCGCCGGTTGGACGAAGCGTTCCTGGTCGAAGTCTCGAAGAAGTAGTGACGCCGGATGGGAGGACGAGGGTGCAATCAATTGCAGCGGTCGCCCTCTTCCGTCCACTGCCTGAAGTCGTCGCTACGACACAGGACGAACACACATTTTTTGCTGACGTAAGAGCAGCAAGCGTGCGTTCCCTTCTCTGCACATCGCATCTGCTTCGCGTCCTTGTGCATGTCAGGAGCCTTTGCTGCCCACGAAGGGAGGTCAGGCGTAGGCACGTCTCGCTCCGGCCCGGAGTGCAAATCGACGATGACAGCAGCCATGCCCCGAAGCTCGGAGACAGGCTTGGTCATCACGATGCCAGTGTCCCGGTCTCGAAGGCCGATGTGGGTGAAACCGTCTCGCTCCATCTCCTCCTTGCCCGCATCAAGGCCCGGGAGCCCCTTCAGCATCGAATCGCGGATCTGAGCTGGGTCCTTCGTGCCGTAGTTCCGCACCAGCAAAAACGTGGTGTGACGCTCTCCAGTCGCGTCCCAGCTCAGGTCGTCGCCTCCGTACTTCTCATTCTCGCGTTGGACGCTGGCGATCCGCGCCTGCTCCATCTCCTTCTCCCGCCGGTCGCAGGCGGAGAGGGACAGCAGGCCCATGAGGACGAGATGTGCGCGCATGGTCTGGAGCCGACCACAAGCCGCTGCTCGTCGCCACAGGGCATGTCCAACAGGGTGCCGCGTGACCCTGTCATTCCCAACTTCCCCTGCAGCAACCAAGGATCATCATGTCCGGCGGCTTCGACCTGGCTGAGCTGAGCATCCGCATCGACACCTCCGACGCGAAGGAGGCCGTCACGACACTGGGCGGCGTGGAAGCGGCTGCCGAGAAGACGGAGCGGAAGACGACGGGCTTGGAGACGGCGACCGAGGCCCTCAGCAAGGCATTCGCCCAGGCGACGCGGAGCCTGGGCAACACGACGAAGGCCCTGGCCGACATCCGGTCCGCCACCTCGCACCTCTCGGTATTGGAGCAGTCGGCCGCGAAGATTCAGACGGCCTTCACCGCGACTGCGACGGCGACGGGGGCATTGGAAGCCCAGCTCATGTCCCTCGGAGGGGCGGCTGGGAAGCTCCAGGCGGCGCTCGCGGACACGTCCGCGCTGTCGCGCTTTTTGGGGCACGTGGAGGCGCTCAACCAGCGCTTCGGCCAGATGGGCAAGGAGAAGGAAGGGGCGGCAGACGCCCTCCGCAAGGTGAAAGACGAGGCCGCGAAGGCCGAGCCTCCGGTGACCCGGTTCGCGGACGGGATGCGGACCCTGGCGGGCCAGTTCCTCGGCGTCGCTGCGGCGGGCGCGGCCATCAAGAGCGCCACCGAGGAGGCGCTGCGCTTCTCGACGGCTATGGCCCAGGTCTCCACGGTGCTGGAGCAGGACCAGCTTGGGATGATGGTTTCCCTCACCGCGAAGGTGAAGGAACTGGGAAACCAGTTCGGGCGGACGCCCACGGACCAGGCTGGGGCCCTCTACGAAATCCTCAGCGCGGGCGCGAGCGACGCGGCGAAGGCCACGGAACTGCTCACCGTGTCCAACAAGCTGGCCATCGGCGGTGTGACGGACGTGAGGACGGCGGCGGACGGCCTGACGGGCGTCATGGCCAGCTACGGGAGCCAGCTGCGCAACGTCACCCAGGCTGCGGACATGATGTTCGTCTCTGCGGCGGACGGGAAAACGAGCATCGAGGACCTCTCGCGCTTCATCGGCCGGGTGGCCCCCATCGCCTCCCAGACGGGCGTCAGCCTCGCGGAGTTGCTCGCGGCCACAGGCGCGCTGACGAAGAACAACATCCAGACGTCCACCTCCATGGAGGGACTGCGCGCCATCATCGCCGCCGTCGCGAAGCCGTCTCACGAGGCGGCGAAGCTCGCGGACGCGCTGGGTCTGGAGTTCTCCGTCACGGCCCTCAAGGCCCGCGGGCTGGCGGGCTTCCTTGAGGAGGTGAACCAGAAGACGCACGGCAGCGCCGAGGAGATGGCCATGCTCTTCGGCGGGGTGGAAGCGCTGCTGCCGGTGATGACGCTTACCGGTACCGCGTCCGCGGACTTCGCGGCCTCGCTGAAGCACATGCAGGACTCCGCCGGGCGCACCGAGGCGGCCTTCCAGAAGATGGCCTCGACGCCCCAATTCGCCCTGGACCAGCTCCGGGCGCGCTTCGCGGAGCTCCAGGGCGAGGTGGGTAGCGACATCCTTTCAGCGGCGGAGCCGGGCATCCGCGCGCTGACGGAGAACTTCGATACGGCGACCAATGCGGTGAAGCTCTTCGGCGAGGCTCTGGTGGTGGTGGCTGCGATGCGCGGCGCGGCGTGGGCTCAGGAGTGGGTGAAGGGGCTGGTGTCGAAGGCCACGGCGCTCAACCAGGCGCGCGAGTCCGCGACGAACGCGGCGCTTGCCGAGGCGAAGTACACCCGGTCCGCTGACGAAAGCCGCATCGCAGCACTGCGCTCGGCCCAGGCCATGTTGGAGAAGAAGTACGCGGCGCTGCAGGCCTCAGCGGCTGTTGAGGGCGGCCTGATGTCGGCGACGAAGAAGGCGACGCTGGCGTCCACTGAGCTGGCTCTGGCGAAGGTGAAGGAAGCGGCAGCCATTGAGGGGGCATCCGTGGCCGCGCGGGCCGGCAAGGCGGCGCTGGACTTCATGGGTGGGCCTATCGGGATCATTACGGGAGCGCTCACTCTTGCAGTGGCGGCCTTTCATGAACTCGGACAGGCGGCTGACGAGGCTCGGGAGAAGACGCGTCAGTTCGCTCAGGAGTCAGGAACCAACGCCAGTCGCGGAAGCCAGATTGTCGTTGAGCTGATCAAGGAGACGCGAGCCCTTCAAGACCAGAGCCGTGCAATGGCCGCCTTCAATATCGCGAAGGCGGAGATGGCAACCCTCGGTGGGAATTACCAGGACCTGCTGACGGACGAGGTGGACACGGTCAAGGAGCTTGCGGCCGTCTACGAGAAGCTGACCAGAGAGGACCTCGGCAAGGCTCAGGAGGAGGTGAAGCGCCTCACAAAGGAGGTGAAGGACAAACAGAACCTCATCATGACCGTGAACTACCGATGGGGCTTGGCCGACGCCAAAGACTTCACGCGGGCTCGCAAGGACCCCAGGTTCGCGCCGCAGATCGAGGAGAAGCTGGTCCCTCTTGAGAAGGACCTTGCGGCCCAGCAGCAGCGCGTCGCCGACATCGAGAAGGGCCTCCAGAGGTTGAAGGAGGCGCGGTCGGAGGAGGCGAGAGCGGGGGCGGCCGCAGCGAATGAGGCCAGCGCCCACTCGAAGGAGTCCCTCAAGGAGGCAGCGCAGGAGGAGAAGGCCCGCGAGAAGCTTCTGAAGCGCCAGGAGCAGTGGCTGATGAACCTGGAGGAGGAGGCGCGCACCCTCGGCAAGACGAAGGACGAGGCGAAGCAGCTCTCCGACGAGTACCGCTCGCTGAAGGACCCGAAGATGGTCGCGCGGGCGGACGCGGCCATCGCGCAGCTGGAAGCCCTCCGGAAACAGAAGGAGGAGACGGAGCGGGTGAAGAAGGCGGAGGAGGAGAGGGCGCGGGTGCTCCAGGGGCTCAACCGCGAGCTGGGCAACCAGGACACGGAGAAGTACGCCCAGGCCCAGAAGGTCCTCCGCGAGGAACTCGATGCCGGGCGCCTCAAGGCCGCAGAGTTCGAAGCCGCGATGAAGAAGGCCCGGGCGATGTGGACGCCGGAGGGCAAGTCCGAGGCGGCGCTGAAGACGGAGATGGACCAGCTGGCCAAGCAGCTCAATCCCACGGCGGAGCTGCAAAAGCGCCTGGAGATGGTGAAGCAGCTCTTCGCCGACGGGCGCATCACCGCGGAGCAGTACCGGCAGGAGGTGGAGCGCCTCCAGGACCAGCTCCACGGCGGCTTTTCCTACACGAAGGAGATCGTCGGCACGGCCACGCAGCACATGGCGGACGCCTTCGCGAACTTCGTCACCACGGGCCGGCTGGAGTTCTCCTCGCTGGTGGACGGCATCCTGAAGGACTTGGCGCGGCTGGCGGCGCAGAAGGCCTTCATGGCCCTCGTCAACCTGGGCATGGACGCCCTCAGCGGCTCGGTGTCGTCCGGTAGTGGTTCCACGCTCGTTGGCGGCGCGGACATGAGCAGCACCTACTCCTTCATGCTGGGCGGTGCGCACGCGGCCGGCGGGCCCGTCCGCGCGTCTCAGGCGCACCTGGTGGGCGAGCTCGGGCCGGAGCTGTTCATCCCCTCCAGCTCCGGCCGCATCGTTCCCAACGAGGCGCTGGGGGGAGGGGACGTGAACCAAACCCTCTACATCACCGTCAACGCAGACGGATCCTCCCAGGTGAGCGCGTCAGGAGAGGGGGGACGCGCGGAAGCGGAGCGCCTCGGACGCCGCCTCGCCGACGCCGTGCGCAAGGTGATGCGAGAGGAGATGGCTCCCGGTGGCATGACGTACACGTTCGTCCGGGGGCGGTAGATGGGGACGGCCAGCGGTCGGATGCCGGTTGCCGCGACCAGCCAAGCCACGACCGCATTATCGGCTTGACCGGGCGGTACCAGCCTGCGGCCCCACTGGGGCTTCAGTCGCACAAGGGTCGGTTCTGCCTGCGGGCTTCTGTTCACCGCAGCGATTCGGCCGTGACCGGAAACTTGGCAATACTCGTGACCGATTCAATCTAGCCTACGCGCAACCACGCGTCAGTAATATGTCGCTTCAATGGAGGTTCCAATGACCTGGGTAGTCGGCGCGAATATCGGTTTTGGCACTATCTTGATGGCATCGGACATTCGGGTGACTCTGCAAGACAAAAGCGAGCACGATGGTCTTCAGAAAATCTATGCCCTAAGCCCCAATATCATTGGGGGCTTTTCGGGCTCGGTCGACATCGGGCTTGACATCCTTTCCCGACTGGCTGGGCAGTTTTCCATGCCGTCACGGAATGCACAGGATGGGCTCAATAACAACTCTGTCCGCTGGGTTTCGCGCTTCATTAGGAAGTGCTTTTACCTCCACAAGCCTTCGCTCCGCGAACTCAAGGCGTCGTTTCTGATTGGATCGTCAAATATCCGGCGAGTGAATATGTTTGGCATTCCAGAGACGAAGTTGTACGCATTTCAGAGCTTCAATAAGTTCCAGCCAGAAGAAGTTCTTCCAGGGTCTGCAAAGTCAATCGGCAATGGCAAGGCGCTGGAAGAGCCTGTGATGGAAATGCTAGGTGCAAAGGAGTTTCAGATGCACTGGAATTCCGGCCCGGAAATGCACTCGTTCATACTTGCAACGCACCTGCGTAATAGTGTCATGTCGATGCCAATTGCTGGAGTTTCTCCGCAATTTATTATGGGATGGGCAGCCCATGGAAGGCAATCCTTGGCGCTCAGGGCGACTCTAGGCGCTAATCCGACCATGACGCCAAGCGAGGAGCTCAAGCTTGCCCGAAGCAGCAAGCAACTCTATGAGATGATTGGCAGAAAATCCGCACTTGCCGTCGGCTGACTGAGATCGGGATCCGACACAGGCTCGCCTGTTGCGCAGAAATCACAACAAGAGTTGTGCACCGCGCTTGGAATAATGCCGAGGCACTAAGCAGTGCTGAGTCTTGCCTACTCTATTGACGAGGATCCGTGTCTCGTCAGTTGAGCGTCTCCCGCACGCCCACGCCAGCCATTCGCGCGTGTTGTTGGCCTCGGCGACCTGAGCAATCCCCTCATTTGAGGTTTCCCCTCGGAGAGCCCATGAGCGGCCGAGCAGGCGGGCTCAGAGGGAGAAATGAGAATGAGGGGATGCTTCAGCTCGGCGACAGCAGCGAACCCGAGGCCCTGCCAGAGCCGCGCACCGCCCTCCAGGCGCGCGTACGCGCCCGTGAGGGAGGACGCGCCCACCTGGGCCTCCAGGTAGCCGGTCCGCACCGGCACGTCGCTCAGCACCCGCGACAGCCCCGCGGCGACTACTGCCCGCGGGGCATCGAAGGGACCGCGCGAGCCCGGGACGCCTCCTGCAGAACGCCCGAGGACCGCTCTAACATGCTAGCGCAACGCGAATCCGGAGCCGCGCATTCTGCTTGCCAGATGAGCAGTACCATTCCGCGTACTCCGATGGGCTGAGCCATCCGGTCGTGCTCGCCACGCAGGGGCCGTCAAACTCAATCATCATCTGGGTGAGGCCCTGAATGCCTGAGGAGTAGGCTTTCACCCAACGGCCATCGACTGCGATCCGGGACCTTCGGTGGGTTGGCCCGTTGTAGTAGCCGCTAACTTCCAGCCAGCCGCTAGTTTCGCCGGGAGCGATCCACCGGGTCCAGTTTGAGTAACTCCAGCATTGCGCCTGAGCATGAACGGTACGCTCGACGGCCGGACTTTGGCCGTCCTCGACCAACTCGACCTCGTCGGGTCCACACGCGCCGATAAGCCCCAGTAGCGAGCACAGGATAAGTCGCTTCATTTTGCACCTCCGCATGCGAATCAGAGCCTCACATGCCTTCCAAACCAAGCTTTTGCAGCTTCCTTGCGCACAGTCGACCATTAACCGGACAATCCAGCCGTGGCCGGAAGAGCCGAGGGCATCGGCTCTGGGCAACGCGTTGCACTGAGGGCGGGACGCGGCAAGAGGTCAGCGCGGACCACCGTGGCGCAAGGTTGACTCAGAGGCACGGGAGAAGGGGCTACTCCTAGAGTCCCGCGCCCTCTCCTTGGCCGGGCCGTCATAGGCCAACAGCCCCTGACACCAGAACGCGCGGAAGACGCCTGCGGCCTACCCAAGTGTTTCGGGGATGGCCGCTATGCGTCAGGGCGGATTCAAGGCACGAGGGCAGCTGTCCACGCATCTGCCGAAAATGATGCGCATGACCAAGAGCGTTCTCAGCGGGAGGCGGTAGGGCATGGAGCGCTTCCCGTTCACCCCGGACTACGGGGCCCAGGCGGACACCGTGCCCCGAGTGCGCAAGGCGCAGTTCGGCGAGGGCTACACCCAGCGCTCTGCTGACGGACTCAACTCCGTTCTGCGGCGCTGGTCCCTCCAGTTCTCCAACCTCTCGAAGGTGGACGCGGACGGCCTGGAGGCCTTCCTGCGCGCCCGCGCGGGCGTCGAGTCCTTCGAGTTCGTCACCCCGGACACGGCCTGGGCCGTCACCGCGCAGCCCTTCGGGGTGGGGGACGGGGCCAGGACGCAGTGGCTCCTCCAGCGGTCGCTGTCCCCGGAGGTGCCGGAGCAGCTGGTGCCCGCCACAGGCTGGACTACGCCGCCCACCGTCTACGTAGCGGGCGTGGCCCAGGTGGCGGGGACGGCCTACAGCCTGGCCGACTCGGGACTCGTCACCTTCGCCGCGGCTCCGGCCGCCGGGGTCGCGCTCACCTTCACCGGCGCGGGCGAGCTGGTGGCGCACGTCGTGTGCGAGGAGTGGCACCGCACCGCGAAGGGCTTCAACGCCTACGACTTCACCGCGACATTCCAGGAGGAGGCAGGGTGAGCATCGCCAGCGACATCCAGAGGCTGGACGCGGGGGCCCTCGTAGAGCTCTTCGTCCTGGACGCCACCAACCTGCCAGGAGGGGGCGTCAGCCACTTCCACGCGGGCACCAACGGACTCCGCGGGCCCGTCGTCTGGCAGGGCATGGCCTACGAGCCCTGGGCCATCCAGGTGAAGGGCTTCGATAAGTCCGGCATGGGGCGGCTGCCCCGGCCCACGCTGACGCTCGCCAACGTCGCCGGCACCATCGGCGCCATGGCGCGGGACCTGAACGATCTGCTGAGCGCACGCGTCCTGCGGAAGCGCACCTTCGTCCGCTACCTGGACGCAGTGAACTTCCCCGGGAGCGTCAACCCCACGGCCTCCCCGCTGGACGCCTTCCCGGACGACGAGTTCGTGGTGGACCAGAAGACGGTGGAGAATAAGCACGTCATCGAGTTCAGCCTGGCCGCGAAGTGCGACCTGGATGGCGTCCGCATTCCGCTGCGCATCATCACGCAGCTGTGCCCCTGGGAGTACCGCGGCGAGGGCTGCGGCTACGCGGGGCCGCCAGTGGCGAAGGTGAACGACACGCCTACGTCCAGCGCCATAGAGGACCGGTGCGGGAAGCGCCTCGCCAGTTGCAAGCTGCGCTTCGGAGTCGCTGCCGTCCTGCCGTACGGAGGGTTCCCGGCAGTTGGACTCATCCGCTGAACTCCGACTCCTTCCGGGTGGATTCAGACCCGGCTGGCGGCTCGTTGCGAGCTTGTCGCCCTGCCAACTTCTTCTATTGTTGTTCATCAAGACGGGCCGTTGCCCGCCTTGGTGAACTGGGGATTCATTCGGCATGGCAGAGTACAAAAATGATGCTCGCTTCCTGGAATTACAATTTCTTGCCCGGTTCGAGCAGACTCGGTGGGTCAGTAGGCAATTCCCGAGAGGGGGAGGGGGATCATTCGAGGCTGCAAAGGAAGTACAGATGGTCCTCTCCCTCTTCTTTAGGGGGATGATCAATGGCCCCGACATCAGGAAGAGCCTTTACGTGCCAGGCAGTGGCGGCCTCGACGCGGTTGCAGAGGAACTTGAGCGGAGGGAGCGACTCGGTCGCGCGGAGTTTGTCTCAAGGCTCCTAGATGGCCAGAGTGTAGAGTTGGAACTGGGGCACTTGGGCCGTCTTCGGTTGGCGGAGCTGCAGGACCAGCTTCGTTCCACTCGTCTGCATGAACCGTTTGGAATCCTTTATGACGGTCGCCATGCGGAGCGCGACTTGGCGATTGCCATCATGAACATCCAGGAGGAGTCGCCGGTGTCGGTGGCCTACCTCGACATGAACGGGCTCAAGGCGTTCAACGAAGACGGCGACCATGCAACGGGGGACGAAGCCATCAAGGCCTTCTTCCATGCCATCGAGAAGGCCGTGTCCGATGTTGGGGACGCCTACCGGAAGGGCGGTGACGAGGTCGTCGTTGTTATGCCAGCAACGCCACTGGAACAGGCTCAGAGGCGCATGGGTGCAGCGCTGGCATCGCTCTCAGGGGAAACGGTCAAAGTGAAAGGGGAACCTCGTCACCTGTCATCCTCGTGTGGCCTCGTGGCCGTGAAGGATGTGAAGGCTCAGGCGAGCGAGGTGATTCACCGCGCCGACCTCGTCCAGAAGAGCGCGAAGGACCGGTCGAAGGCGGACCCCTTGCGGCGGAAAAGCGTGCTGGCGACTCGTGTCACAGAGAACGCAGAACCTGCGTTTGAGGTCATCTGAGAGCGACTTCTTCTTCGCGGAAGTCTACTGGTCGGTCGTTGAAGTAGACCGGTACCTCTCTGGATAATATGACCTATGGTGTGAGCCGCCAAAGTCATGTCCACACAGTTCTGGGGCTCTGGGAGCACTGCTATCTTTCCCAACAGCATGATGGTCATTTGGTCGGCATTGGTGACACAACGGCGGTAGACGCGGTGGGGCATCTGGGTTGGATGTCTCATTTTCTGCGACGCTCTTTGGCCTGGAGGCCAATTGTATGGCAGAGAATTTCACGGTCTTGGCATCTACAGCAGATACGATGGATGCGCTTCGCAGGCTTGTGGCTTGGGCCTCGGATATTGACTTGGTTTACGCGTGGGCTAGCTCGGCTGGAGGAACAGCAGAGCATTGGAAGTGCCTACCCCTTGAGCGTGTCCGCCGGGCCGTTATCGGGATCCACTTCGCTCAGACCGAGCCCCAGGTTCTGGTCGAACTTGGCAATGCTAAAGTCCTTCATGTCATTGAGGACACCTCTGGTGTCTTCCATCCGAAGTTGCTTGTCGGACGACGCGGAGGGCAGGTGCGTGCTCTCTGGGGATCTTCGAACTTCACCCGGGGAGGCTTTCATGGGAACACGGAACTGAACGTCCTTTTTGAGGGAGATGCTCAGTGCAATGCTGCGGGCACCCTGCTTTCGTTTGTGGATGCAGCTTGGCACGACCCGCGTGCATTCACGCCAAGCGCGGCATGGTTGGCCGCATATCATGAATTGTATGAAAGCAGGCCTAAGCCTCCAATAAAGAAGGCGCCCCAGCCTTTGCCTGCTAACGCCGCAGTGCGCCTGGGAGACCTAAGTTGCGACTGGGCGGGATATTATGCCCTCATCGCTCGTCAGGAGAGGCGGGCTCTGGCTAACGGTTTTGAGATTCGCGTTTTCGATCACCCGGACGGCTCTTATCTAGGGGAGGCCGAAGCCTGTCGGGAAGCGTTCCATCGTTGGCCAGCGTTCGCTTCAATGCCAGAAGATGAGCGCAAGCTGGTGGCTGGATGGGGGCGGGACACCACCGGCTACTTTGGGCGAATGCAAGGGGCGGGCTACTTCAAGCAGCTCACCACCGACTCTCCCAAGCAGTTGGGGCGCTTCTTGGATGCTGTTCCAGTCAGGGGGCGTGTGTCGCACGACGTGGTTGAGGCCTACCTCGACGGAGTTCTTGCTCTGAGGGGTGTTGGGTTGGGAGCTGCCACCCGCCTTCTCGCCATGAAACGGCCGGACGTCTTCCTCTCGGTCAACAACGCCAACCGAAGGCGTCTCTGGCAGGTCTTCGGAACTGTCCCGACCAGCGCGACCACCTACGTCAAGTTCCTCGACACCCTTTGGTCCTTTCCCTGGTTTGCCGCTTCACGTCCACTGGTGCCGGTTGAGGCGCGGGTCTGGAGATGTCGGATCGCACTGCTCGACACCCTGCTGTACGAGCTCCCGGAGTAGACGTACGACGCATGGAGCCGTCTTCTGGGCTCTCCCCTTCGGCCTCCTACAAAGGCATGGCGACGCTCCGGGAGGTCCCGGGACTCTTTGCCGAGGCAAGCCAGTGCAAGTGAATGGCTGGCGCGGACGGCGGTGGCCGTTCGGTTGGTGGATGGAAAGGGCCTACCTTGGACGGTTCAGCGGATAGCTGCTGTGTGATTTCTACATTTCATCAAGTATCGCGCATGCCGTTGGGTCCGTTTCAAGGGCGACGACTTGGCTTCGGATGGATTCAGTAAGCAGTCCGATTTCTGCGAGATGGCGGGCGGCATTGAACCTCCATCCACTGTCGTCGTGCTTTGTCGCTACCCAAATGAGAAAATGCTGCGCTTCTCTGCGGTGTTGGTTGATCGCGAAGCTGACGGCCGCCTCCCATTCTTCAAATGGAACCCCTTCCACCGCATCTGAAATCGCTGCTGCGGATCCGCTGCCTTCAATAAGGCGAAGTGCATGGCCCAAATGACGGTGGTAGGCCCAATCCTGCGGGAAGAGCTTTCGCCCCAGCCCGAGCCAATCCAACTCCAATGCCTCCTTCGCCGTGACGATCTCCAAATGAATCGGCACAGGTGCTCCTGCCGCTCGGCGGGGTGAAGCTTCAGAGAAACCAGAACTCGCAACAAGCACGCCCTGGGTGGCTCCGACATCGTCCACGAAGCTTATGAACGACTCGACGTCGCTGATGTCGAGAGTGTTCTGCCAATGCTTTGCGTCAACCACCAAGAACGGAGCAGTCGCGTCTCGTCGGTAGACTGCTACATCCAGTTGTCTCCGCTCACCTGAATGGCGACCGGTATAATAATGCCTGTTTCCCCCTGATGGCTCCACGCGGAAGTGAGGTGGCTGAAACTCGCGCCAGAACTTCTCCAGAATGGCTCGTTCATATTGCTGCCAGGTCATTGTTGGAATGTAGCGCCGCTAGGACCGTGGCCTCAATTGGGGCGGATTTAGGTGCTTCCGAATGCAGGCCGAACAGCCCCTCTGTGTCCGGTCTGAGATGGATGCCGTCCACGCTCGTGGCCACGATGTCTGCATGAGCGACCCCTGCCGGCTGACGCTGGCTGATGACGTCCTGAGCGCCGCGCTCACCCACGCCCAGGCCGATTACCCCCGCGAGTCCTGCGGCCTCGTGGTGCTGGTGGACGGCGCCCAGCGGTACCGCCCCTGCCGGAACCTCGCCGCCGGCCAGGCGCACTTCGTCCTAGCTCCGGAGGACTACGCTCAGGCAGAAGGGGAGGGCGAGGTGGTGGCGGTGGTGCACTCCCACCCCAACGCCGCGCCGGAACCGAGTGAGGCCGACAGGGTGATGATGGAGCGCTGGGGCCTGCCCTGGCTCATCCTCAACGTCCCGGTGGGGCACTGGCGCCTCTACTTCCCGGACGGCTACCGCCCGCCGCTGGTGGGCCGCACCTTCAGCCATGGCGTCCTCGACTGCTACTCCCTCATCCAGGACTACTACTGGGAGCGCCTGGGCCTGGCTCTGCCCGACTTCGAGCGCCCGGACGACTGGTGGGCGAAGGGCGGCAACCTCTACCTGGAGGGCTTCGGCCGCGCGGGCTTCGTGGACGTGACGGGCAAAGCCCCGCGCGAGCACGACGTCTTCCTCATGCAACTGCGCGCCCCGGTGCCCAACCACGCGGGCGTGTACCTGGGCGGGGACGTCCTCCTGCACCACGTCATGGGGCGCCTCTCCACCCGGGAGACGTACTCCGGATTTTGGGCGCGCATCACCCAGCGCGTCGTGAGGCACGCGTCCCGATGCTGACGACCATCGTCCTGGGCGGGCCCCTGGGGAAGCGCTTCGGGCGCGTCTGGAAGCTGGACCTCTCCGTGCCTTCGCCCGCGGAGGCGGTGCGGGCCCTCTCCGCCGTCTGCGACGGCTTCCGGCGCTACCTCGCGGAGAACAGTGAGCCCGGCTACCACGTCTTCGCGGGCAAGCGGGACGTGGGAGAGGACGACCTGGGCATGCCCACCGGCGCGCGCGTCCTCACCCTCATGCCCGCGCTGGCCGGGGCGAAGTCCGGCTGGTTCCAGGTGGTGGCGGGTGCGGTGCTCATCGCCGCTGGCGCCGTCCTCACCGTCTACGGGTACGGCGCGGGCGTGCCCCTCATCACCGCGGGCATTTCCCTGGTGGTGGGCGGCGTCTCGCAGCTCCTCTTTGCCCCGCCCGCCTCCACGGGGCCGGACGAGGACGATGCCAACAAGCCCAGCTACGTCTTCGGCGGCCCCGTCAACACGCTCGCCCAGGGCCACCCCGTGCCCATCTGCTACGGGGAGATGGAGGTGGGCAGCTGCGTCGTCTCAGCCGGCATCGTCACCGAGTGGTCCGACGGCGGCTTCGGGGGCAGCAGCGGCAGCGGGCAGACGGGGCCCGGCGGGACTCCAGCGGGCGGCGGCACCTGCCCCGCGCCGTGGGTAACCATCCTCCTGGCGGACGGGCGCGAGGTGCCCGCGGGCGAAGTCCAGGTGGGCATGCTGGTGCGCACCCAGGACGAGGAGACGCTGGAGTGGGGCGACTTCCCCGTCACCGCCGCGGAGCTCGCCGAGGGCGTCCGCTGGCTGCTGGAGCTGGAGGATGGCCGGCGCCTGGAGGCCACCGGCAACCACCGCGTGCGGACGGAGGACGCCTGGGTGGAGTTGCGCCACCTCGCGGCCGGCGCGCGGCTGGTAGGCGCGCGGCCGGGCGTGGTGCGCCAGGTGACGCGCGGCGAGCGCGGGCCGGTGGTGCGCCTCACCGTGGCGGGCGCGCACACCTACGTCTCCGACGGCCTCCTCAGCCACAACGTGAAGAAGGCGGACCCGACGGTGGTGGACTGACATGGGCGGCAGCAGCGGCGGAAAAGGGGAGGGCGGCGCTCAGCGCACGCCCGTCGAGTCTCCCAACACGCTGAAGTCCAGCTCGAAGGCGCGCGTGCTGGACTTGCTGTGCGAGGGGGAGATTCAGGGCCTCGTGGACGGGCTGAAGTCCGTCTACCTGGACGGCGTCGCCATCCAGAATCCCGATGGCACCTTTAACTTCACGGGCGTCACCGTGTACGACGTGAAGGGCACGCAGTCGCAGGAGTACATCCCCGGCTTCCCCTCCGGCGAGGCGGAGCACTCCGTGGGCGTCGAGGTGAAGCGCGCCACGCCGGTGGTGCGCACGGTGTCGGACCCGGAGGTGGACGCCGTACGCGTCACCCTCCAGGTGCCCCAGCTCACCTACCAGGACCCCACGACGGGCGACTTGAAGCCCACCCGCGTCCTTGTCTCCATCGCGGTGCAGAGCAACGGGGGCGGGTACGTGGTGCAGTCCTTCCAGGACGCCGAGCTCTTCCGCGGGAAGTGCACCAGCCCCTACGAGCGCACCTTCCGCGTGGAGCTGACGGGCTCACCACCGTGGGACATCCGCGTCACGCGCGTCAGCGAGGACGCGGACAGCGTGACGACGCAGAACAAGGTCATCTGGAAGTCCTACGCGACGCTGCTGGACGAGAAGCTCAGCTTCCCCAACACCGCGCTGTGCGCGCTGCAGGTGGCGGCCAGCCAGTTCTCCAGCATCCCCACGCGCAGCTACCGGATTCGCGGGCTGCGGGTGCGCGTGCCCAGCAACTACAGCCCCGTGGCCCGGACGTACGAGGGCACCTGGGACGGCACGTGGAAGGTGGCCTGGACGGACAACCCGGCATGGTGCTTCTACGACTTGCTGACGACGAAGCGCTACGGCCTGGGCCGCTACCTCAACGAGGCAGCGGTGGACAAATGGGGCCTCTACACGGTGGCGAAGTACTGCGACGAGCTGGTGCCGGACGGGAAGGGCGGCACGGAGCCGCGCTTCCGCTGCAACCTCTACCTCCAGACGCAGGAGGACGCGTACAAGGTCATCAACAACCTCGCGTCCGTCTTCAGATGCATGACGTACTGGGCCTCCGGCGCCGTCTTCGTCGCCCAGGACGCGCCGCGCGACGCCGAGTACCTCTTCACGCCGGCCAACGTGGTGGACGGCCTCTTCACCTACGCCTCCAGCGGCAAGCGCGCGCGGCACACTGTGGCCCTCGTCACCTGGAACGACCCGGACAACCACTTCAAGGCAGCGCAGGAGTACGTCACCGACGAGGAGGGCCTCGCCACCTACGGCTACAACCCCACCGAGGTGGTGGCGCTCGGCTGCACCTCCCGGGGCCAGGCGCAGCGCGTGGGCCGGTGGCTCCTCCTCACCGAGAGGCTAGAGACGGAGACGGTGACGTTCCGCACGGGCTTCGAGGGCGCCATGCGCAACCCCGGTGCCGTCGTGAAGCTCCAGGACCCGTACCGGGCCGGACGCCGGTGGGGCGGGCGCGTGGTGGCCGCTACCGCCAGCCAGGTGGAGCTCGACGCGGACGTCACCCTGGAAGCGGGGAAGACGTACGCTCTCTCCGTGGTGCTGCCGGACGGCACCGTGGAGGAGCGCCCGCTGGCCGCGCTCGCGCCGGCGCCCTACCGCGCGCTCCCCGTGGCGACGCCCTTCTCGGCCGTGCCCCAGCTCCAGGCCGTCTGGGTGCTGGCCGCGTCCGACTTGACGCCCACCCTCTGGCGCATCCTCAACGTGGCGGAGGTGGAGCCGCACCTCTACGAAATCACCGCCCTGCGCCATGAACCGGGGAAGTACGCGGAGGTGGAGTACGGGGTGAAGCTGCAGCCGCTGCCCACGTCCGTGCTGCCTTCGTCCGCGCCGCCCGCGGGCCTGGCGGTGGGCGAGTCGCTCTACAAGACGACGAATGGCGGGGTGAAAGTCATGGTGACAGCCCGGTGGACGCAGGTGGCCACCGCCACCGAGTACCGGGTGCGCTGGCAGCGCGAGGGTGGCAACTGGACGTCGGAGACGCCGGTGCAGACGCACTACTGGGAGCTGCTGGACTGCCTGCCGGGCGCGTACACCGTGCAGGTGGCCGCCGTCCTCAACGGCCTCGTCACCACCTACGCCTCGGCCAGCTACACCGTGCAGGGCAAGGCCGCGCCGCCGTCCAACGTGACAGGACTCACCTGTGCCCTCAACGGCAGCACCGCGACGCTGCGCTGGGCGGAGGTGCCGGACCTGGACAGGGACACCTACGAGCTGCGCTACGGCGCCAGCTGGGAGGCGGGCACCCTCATCGGAAAGGTGCGCGCCACCACCTACGAGTGGGCCCTGCCGGCGCCGGGCGTCAACCTGCCGGTGCATGTGAAGGCCATCGACACCTCGGGCAACTACAGCACCGGCGCGGCGAGCGTCCTGGTGGTGTCTGTGCCCACGGTGCCGGCCACCCTCACCTTGGGGATTTCGTCCACGCCGCCTCCCTAAACGGGAGGACATGCGCTCGCGCGAGCAGGAGGAGGCGGCCGGCATCTACGACCGCGAGGTGGACGGCGTCCGCTCTCCGCAGCTCATCAAGTCGCGCTACCTGGACATTCGCTGGACGCACGAGGAGGCGCTCCCCGCCCACCTCCTCGCCGGCTTCCAGGTGGTCGTCTACGAGGGCGGCGACCCCAACAACACGGACAGCTACCTGCTGGAGCCGCGGAAGTTCGGACCCTCGGAGCGGCGGTGGGTGGCGCCGCTGAAGCTGACGCTGCAGACGGAGGTGCAGTGCGCTGTCCAGGCCCTCTACACCAACGGCAGCCAGAGCAGTTGGCGCGTCCTCGGCGGTG